CGTTCTTGTTTATGAATATGACATCATCTTCTGAGTCATAGAATGCCATGACTCTGGGATCCTCGGTCATATACTCGCCCTTCCTGTATTGAATTTCTGGGAAGTAACGGTTGTGTTTTGACCTGCCATAAGTCTTAAGACACCAGTCCATGATCTTATTTACGTATTTCCTACTCGGTGCCAGCTTATTTGCCCTTTTCTTACTAGGCTTCTTCTTATTCTTCATCTGATCTAAAGTTTTAGGTTCCCTAGTATCGCAACCCTCAATATCACAGATATAAATATCCGGCCCTACCTCCGTCATTTCACTACAAAGTTAATTTATCTTTATTTATTCTCCTCCTTGTGGGAGTAATACATAAATACGGGCACTAGTATTGTAATAATGCTCACAAATACCAGCATAATGATTTCTTCTGATTTCATGGTTTATATGTGTATTGGTTTATAGTTTGGGTTAGGGCTGTATAAATCTCTTCGATCAGGAATCCCTTAACATACCTGGAGTCCAGGAACTCGGCATTGCCAGACTTGGATTTAATGTCCTCAGCTGTCATATTACAGTCCCAAGTGTAGAGGAACTTGACTACATCATCTCTCTTGAATAGTGTCTTCATATCAAAATGCTTTTACTTTTGTGATCCAATCTGCCACCTCATCTGGAGTCTGGTATCCCAAGACCTCATCACTACCGAAGTCATACCAGTTGCCTTCAGCATCCCAGATAGCAATCTCTGCATCAGGTGATTCCGCTGGGTTTTTGTCCTCTTCCCAGTTAGCTGGTATTTTCTTTCTTTCACAGTAAGCGAAGGAGTGGAACTGTACAGAGATGGTCCAACCGTTCTCGAATGTTATAGAGAAGCCTGGTTTCTCTTGAGATTTGAATTTTGCTTTGCTCACTTCTCTACAGGTTTAAGGTGAATGTTAAATGACTTAGTAGCTTTGTTATCGTCCTCATTAGCACTGAGGTGGTCTACATAGAATCCTTTAACGCCTTTCATTATCAGATTTGATTGCATACCTGATGAGATGTAGGGACCGCCTGAGGGATCGACCATATTTAGGATGTTGTCCTTTGGATCCACACCATTATCCCAACCGTAGCGGACGTATTCAAAGTGGCCTTCCCAAAGGATAAGGCTGTTCTTCTTGTCGTAGGTAAACGTGAATACGTCTCTGTAACGGTTAACGTATTGTTCTGTTAGTTTCTTTTTCATTTACTGATTAATTATAGGGTAAACATACAAAGAATACCTGAATAAATAAAATAGAAGTGTAAATAAATCTCATTGAGAACCAATGAGTTACGTAACTAGTTGATAATCAAGAGGAATGATTTCAGGTCTTGTAGTCTATGAGATCGTTATCTGTCAAGTCTATGAGGTTCTCCTCACTCACATCTTTAAACCTGACATCACCTTCACCTTCTAGTCCTAGCTTTCTCAAGTGTTGATAGTAGAAGTCATCGAGCTGATAAACTTGCATGACATCCTCTTTAATCTCTGGTGCTTCAATGTTAGTGCTTTCAACTCGCTGTAACATCTTGTTATTGAAGATATCACCGATATAGAGGAAGTAGCAATTGTAACAGAGCCACTCCAGATTTTCTATACGCCAATCAGACTTCTTGCCGTTCTTAAAGTTAAGTAGTATCGGAGCTTTCATATCAGTCAACCGCTTCTCACCGAACTTGCATTGACAGCACTGGTATCCCAGTCTGCCATCTCTCATCAGCAACTCCTTAAGCTTAGTGATCTTCTCAGGCTCGTTTGGTTGATTCTGGATGAGCATCTTATCCAGGGTGTGTTTCCAGTCACTGCCTGACCAGAGTTTAGGTATGCCTTTGCCTGCCACATTCTTATGTAGCTCAAACAGTGATTTGCCTGTGGCCTCGTCAATTATACTCTTTGCGTACTTCTTGTAAGTGATGTCAGTGATACCAAGCCATCTCGCAGCCTCTTTGTTGCTACGAGTATTAGCCATTGCGTTCCTGATATCTACTTCGTTTAATTGATAGCCTTTGTACCACCAGTTATCTGGTCTGGCATCTCTTGCCATGTTCTCCTTGGTGAAGAACGGTTTAGGTTTATGTTTCTCCTCACTCATTCAGTTTAGGATTTACCTGACATAAGAAACTCCAGAGATCATAAGGATTATTGAGCATGACTTCGTGCTTGCCATTAACCACTAGAGGATTTACTGTGCCGTCTCCATTGAGTCTATCATAAAGATAGAACGCAATAACATCTGCACCTTTGCTACCAAAGTTCATGTGCAATAAGATATCGATTGCAGCAAAGAACTTTTCATCGTATGTCGAGAAGTCTAGACTCAAGTCAGCGTACATGAGTGACTGTCTGACCCTAATCTCTTCTAAAGTGTTTATCAAACCAGCAAATAGTTCCTTCTTCTTATCTGAAGCACTGCGGCGGCGGCGCCTAACAATAGTCTTTGTGTTTAGTATAGCTTCTACTCCTAATTGTATACCCTTAAAATCCCTCTCCACTGTCATTGTCATTTAAGTTTATTCCCTTACTACCCTTATTCTTTATCTTATATATTAACTCCTTAATCTCTTTACACTTCTCGTAGTTCTCGTCTTCTACATACCAAAGCATGGAGGTCTCAAGTGCTTGCACCCAATGCTTCTTGTGTATCTCAACATAGTGACTTGAGTCGTTGATTTCGAATATTGAGGCGTATGTCTTGTTTGCTCCATGAGCCAATCCTATTGATTCCACAATCTGAGACTTGATCAGCTTCTTTAGCTCATCAGATTTTGCAACTCCTTCTGGTGTGAGATCATGCGGGTTATCGAATATAGCCCTTACTACTTTACGCATAACTGTTTAGTTTTATTTATGCTCCTCCTTTGAGTGCATCTATAAGCATCTTAGATACAGAAGCTAGTGGCACAATAAAGCCAATCACATTCTTATAGGGATTGCGATCATCATAGTCCACCATAATACCTGAGTCTCCAAATCTCTTCTGAAGGGCCACAGAGATCTTAGTGGCAAGTGCTTGCTTCTCTCTAGGATCTTGGAACTCCTGGTCCAGAATGAACTGCATTTTAACACCCTTCTTAGTTGGGTTTGTGTTCACATCAAACTGGAGGGCGTACTTCTTGCCTGCTACGGTTATGTTATATTTAGGGTTTAGAGCTTCTGCCATTGCTTTTTATAAATAAATATATGATTTATTAATTAAAGTAACTTATTTTGATACCAATCTGAGCTTAGGTTGATTAACTCTTTTTGATATTCTTTTAAGCTCTTTATTTCTATCATGAAAACATCGAGTTGAAATTGGCCAACTTCTCCACTTTCTTTTATTATTTCTGATAAATTCTGTAATAAGTCAAATGATTTAGGATTAATGTCTAATAAATTAAACTCTATGAGTATATCATTATCTAGATCTGATCTTGTAATTTTTTTAGTCAAATCAAATTTTGTATTCTTTTGTTCTAATTGTATATAGTTTAAAATATCTGATTCAGGCATATCAACTTTAATATTAGAACACCAAGGCTCTAACATAACCAAAGCTTCTTTATAAGAGTTTTTTACAATAAACCCAATATTATATAGTGGTGGAATTATGGGTTTCATAAAAGCGTCGTGCTTTACAAAATGTCCCCATTTCCTAATAAAGTTTCTTGTGGATCTGATATTTTGAGACTCCCATTCATTGCTATTTTTACCTGGCGTTGTGAGAGTTGGATTAAACCTAGATCCTCTACATGTCATATGATAAACATAACCTTCCCAAGTCTGTAAGAAACTTACACCACCTAATTGGAATCTATTAAATATATCACTGTCTTCTTTTGATTGAGGAGCGTATAAAGGGTCGTGCCCTCCTATCTCTTGGAAGTCCTGTCTATAAAAAGCCCAAGGTGCAAATATACCTTCAGTCGGAGATTTCTTTTCTATATTAGAAAACCAAGACAAAAATTCAGATTCATTAAATTGCTCTGGCTCTGTAGCTCCCCAATTTATAAAAACTTTTTCTGGTCCTGGAGGGTGCAGTGGAGGTTCTATTCTTGTTAATGACACTATTGTTTTGGGCTTTATTAATTTTTCAATAGAGTCTATGGCACCTGGACAGAGGTACATATCTGCGTGATAAATCATTGCTACATCTTTGGTAGCGACTTCATTTATTAATTTATCATAAAGAATAGTGTGTCCTAATCGATTAGGTCCTTCATTTCTTATGGCTTTAAAATGTGGATCGTTTTGCATCCTCTCTTTACACCATTCCCATGTGCCATCATTGCTGAAATCATCAGCTACACATATCTCTACTTCATGAGATCCTTGATTCTTTCTTATAGAGTCATAAGACCATTTAAGATATTTTAAGTTATTCCTTGATGGTTGTATTAAGCTTATTTTCATTTAAATAGGTTTTTATATAGTCTTCTAAATTAAATTTGATTTGCCAGTCTAAAATTTCTTTAGCTAATTTATCTTGGCATAAAGTACTTTGTGCCTCACCAGGTTTATCTTCTTCATATATAACGGTCTTATTAAACATCTTAGAAACTTCTTCTATAGAATAATTTTTACCAGTTCCTAATTCAAATATATATCCCCAAGTTTGTTTATTAAAAATTAATATTAAAGCACCAATAATATCTTTAACATGAGTGAAATCTCTACGTTTAGTTCCGTCTCCATAAATAGTTAGAGGCTCTCCTTTTTCAATATTGTTTTCCCACTTACCTATTAATGTACAATATCCACCTTCTTTTAAGTGATAGGGTCCATATACATTATAAAATCTGGCGATAGTGGCTTTTAATCCAAAATGTTTTTGATATAAAGTAATTATTTCTTCTCCTATATCTTTACTAAATGTATAAGGGTTTTTAAATTTTCCTGAGTGGTGAGAACTACTACCTGAGAATATAATCGGTATATTATTTTTGTAACAGAATTCACAGAGTTTAAATGTAGCTAGTGCGTTTGTATTGAAATATCCTAATGGATTCTTGAAAGAGGGCTGTATCCTAGCTATAGCAGCTAAATGATATATCACATCAAAATTACCAAACTCATTATAGTCTTCTATATTTACTATATCTCTTTCTAAATATGTAACCCCAGGTTGGTGATTGGATTTTAGACCTGTACTATAATTATCAATTGACACTACAGTGTGATTATATTTTATCAATTCTATAATTAGGTTAGTCCCTACAAATCCTGCACCTCCAGTTACTAGTACATTCATATTATTGATTTAGAATTTTTTCTAAAATAGTATTCATTTTTTTTAAAAAAACAGATTCTGAATAGTTTTCTTCGTAAAGTTTTTTTGTTTGAAGTGAACAATGATCATAAAAGTCTTTTTCTTCTTTCAATTTAATTGCTAATTTTCTAGCCTTTAAAATGTCTCCATCATCAACAGATAGTTCTGGATGTAAATACTTTTGCGTGTTTATAGTATTATAGCTTATACATGGTATGCCTAGATAAGAGCAATTCAAATTAAATGTGCCTGCTGCTGCAGTCCCTAATTGAACTCCGTATTTCTTTTTTGATAATTCATAAATCCAATCTAACCAATTAATCCAAGGCAGATGATTTATATCTAAAGTTTTTTCTTCTGGTTTCATTCTCCCAGTTGTAGGAGAGGTTATATCATCTGATAATATTTTACCTATTACATAAGAGTCTATTCCTCTGTATGCTGATACCCAATTACCTCCAACCATTACTCCAGACCTCTCTCCTTCATATGCTTTACAAAAGTCTGTTATCATAAGACTGGGCATTAAATCACAATAAGTATCTGTTATTCCTTTATAGTACAACAAATCTATATCATTATGACATAAAATAAAATCTATTTTTTGTAAAAATGTATAATACCAGATTTGAGATTCTATACTACCGTCTTGCCAATACCAGTAAGTACTTTCTTGCATAGTACCTATTTTTTTACAAACTCTTTTTAGTTCTAAGACTAGATCAAAACTAGATAGCGCTTGTTTATTTTTAGGCACTATTAGAATTCCTATATCATATAAATTATCTGGTAGGGTGGTAACTGACATCACATTATGATGGGTAGCATTTAATGCACATACCCAAGCTAAATCAGTTCTCATATTATTATTAGCTCTAGGAACTTTGCCTTGATATCCTGCTTCACTAAAGAAGGCTATTCTCATAAGAAAGTTTGTTTTAAGTTAAACTGTTCTACTATATTTAAATCTCTCTTTGCACATTTATAATTCGTATGAAAACCTAAAACACTATCTTCTTTAAAATAAGATTTATTGGATTGAGATTTAAATTCATTTAACATTTTTAATTTCTGTTTATAATATTCACTAATGTCAACATAGATGTTAGGAATCCAATATTCTAAAGTGCTAGGAGAGTAGTATTCTATTAAAGAAAATTTAGATACCCTAGCTAAAGGATACCCCATTTCACAAACTATTTTATGTTCAAAATGACTATCTTTATTTGAAGGTGTAATGATCCCATCATAACTATTTTTTGATACGTAATTTGATTCTAACCAATTAATCCACTGATCTAGATCTAATTCTTTTAATAATTTATAAGGACTAAAATAGAGATTATAATTGTTAGTATTAGAATGTTGCCAAAAATTTTTAACTTCTTGTATTCTACTTAAACTAGTAGTGGTATCGCAATCTCCTCCTTGAGTTAAGCACAAAATATCAAAGACAGTATCTACGTGTTTTAATACTGTGCCCGACATACTGAACTCTACATCATCAGGATGTGGAGACAAACATAAGACTCTATTAAGACCAAGGAACTTCATTTTATAGAACTAAAAAATTTGTTAGTGTATATTTTTATTCCATTTCTTCTTAAAAAATCTCTAAGATCTTCAGATAATATATTAGTATTTCCCTCAATAGTTTTCTTTTCTAGATTAAAAAGAGTTATATCTTCTTCAAAAGCTAAACTAACAATTGATTCGTTTATATGAACATAAAAATTAGTTATTCCTTTAGAAACAATTCTATCCGTCCAATTACTGATTATGTCTTGTATTATAGAACTCTTTTCTTCATTCGATAATTTTTTAGGATATACATTTTCTTTTATCACTTTTACTGGTATTCCAGCAGCTAAAACTCCTGATGGGATGCTTTTATTTATGAGTGAATTTATTCCTATTACGGTGTTATCTCCTATAGAAACGTTAGGCAATACTACACACCTGGCTGGTAACCACACATTACTGCCTATTTTTACAGGTCCAAAATCTTTAGGAAATCCCTCTAATGGATTTAACCAAGCGCCGTGAGTCCATATCATAACCTCGGCTCCTATTCCTGTATTGTCTCCAATATAGACTTCACTATTTGGGTTTATTACCACCCCTTCAAAAATACCTACGTGATCTCCTATATATACATTAGATTCTTTATTAAAACACCCGCCTCTACCTATCTCTAATCCTTTACATGTATACAACCATTTTCCTGATGTAAAACTATTACAAGAAATAGATATACCTTCGTCTATTATAGAATAATCTCCTAAAGTAAAATCCTCTAAACAATTAATTTTTACTCCTTTTCTTATTACAGTATTATTTCCTAATCTAATATTCTTAGCTTTGATTTCTACGTCTTCAGCTATAGATACATTTTCTCCCTTTAATAAATTTCCCTGTATGTTCATAATTGATTATTTAGACTTCTAAAAAGTAAGTATCAGGATCTTCTTGATTGAATATTTCATTGCACCAAAAAACACATATCAAATCTTCTTTTCCTACATTAGTTATATTGTGTGTATACAATGCAGGCATATCTATTACAGAATCTGTTTCACCAGATATATAATAAGATTCTATGCTATCTTCTCCAACCTTTCTCATGCAAACTTTTGCTTCTCCACTAAGAATACAAAACCTCTCTATCTTCCTAAAATGAAAATGATTTCCTCTAGTTATTCCTGGTTTTGTTACTGAAAAGAATACCTGACTTTCTGATCCCATAGATTTTACTAATTCTATAAGATAGCCTCTATTATCTGTCTTACGAGATAGATTATGTTTACACGATGCAAATGATCTGTAAGTATTAAAAAGATTAAGTTCAAATTCTCCCTCTATTAAAGGTATAATGCCCAAAGAATATTGATCATGATAGCCTTTTATTAAATCATGTAATGCTTTTACTGATACTTTTTTTACTTCAAAAGTATTAGGTTTGAATGAAGATATAACTTTTACAGCATCTATTACATAACACAAATTTACTTCAGCTTCTGATACTTTGCTTTCTAGACCTTGTACAGCGTTGTAACAAAAAGTTGCTACTACAGAATTGTAATTAGGTTTGCCAAATGGTCCAAATAAATTAGGAACCTCATATTTAATGAATTCAGTTTCTTTTCTTTGGCAATATTCTTTTAATATAATTGAACACTCTCTTTTAGAATTTCCATATTCGTTATCATATTTTTCTTGGGTAGAAGATATAAAAACTAAATTTACTGATATATCGTTGCTTTCTAATAGAGAAACCAATTCATTGGCTATATTAATATTTGATTTCCCTACGTCCACCCCTCTATTTACTCCAGCACAATGAATGAGCCAATCACAATCTTTTATCTTATCTATTTGTTTTTGATAATCTCTACCTAAACTAATTACAGTATGTTTTAATTGATAAGTTAGGTATTGAGATATATGATATCCTAAAAAACCTCTTTCTCCTGTAATGGCAATTCTCATGGTTTAAAATAATTAAATTTTTCTAATCTTTCATTTAGTGATTTCTTTGTTATTAAAACTTTATCACTAGTAAATTCATTAAAAGGTAATTCATGGCTGTAAATGTTTTTATAGTGCATTATAAAATTACCTTTATCTATTTTTATTCTTGTAGATTCCTCAGAAGAGAACATCATTTCATGTATCTTTTCTGATATTCTAGGCTGTCCTATTTGATACTTTAATCCAAATAGTTCAGAATAGATTTCAAATAAATCTTTTATCTTAAATGAGGGTATATTAGGTATGACATTATATCCTGATAGAGATAGTCCGTGTTCTATAAGGTCTATGGCCTCATCTACAGTTATCATAAATCTAGTCATGTCTTCTGAATACAGTACTAGATCATACTTATTTTTTATTGCATCCCATATTAGAGGGATTACGCTGCCAGTTGAATTTAACACGTTACCATATATCGCAGATGATAATTTAACGTTAGATTTTTCTGAATTGACTATAAACAACTCACCTCCTACAAATTTCATAGATCCATATAAAGTAGTTGCGGCTCTAGATTTGTCTGATGATATGAAGCAAGCTGATTCAAATCCGTTCTCTTCAGCTACCCTCCTTGAGTTAACAGATCCTTGAATGATAGTCTGTATTGATTCTTCTGGATTTTGATCGACAGCTTCTATTTGTTTTAAAGAAGCTGCAAAGATGCCTATGTTGTGATTTTTACATGATCTGTTTAATAAATCAAAATTTCTAACATCACCAATAATACAGTTTATTTTTGGGTATTGCTTTTTAAGATAATAGTGCTTAGCCTCATCTCTACTATAAACAGTAATTTCATTGTCATTATAATACCGTTTTATGATATTCTTTCCTAAATACCCTGCTCCACCAGTGATTAATATTCTCTTATTTTTCATCTTATGACACGTAGGTAACAGACTTGACAAAGTTTCCACTAGAGAATGGATCTTTCCTAGGTTTTCCTTCTTTATTTGGGCCGTGAATCTTTCCATAATACTTATGAGAAAGTATATAGCTTTTAGAATATCTAGAAGACCATAAGTTCATACCAGTTTCATTTCCTATATTCACTTCAGCATTACATTTTAAATACATTTGCTCTCTTATAGAGAGTCCCATAGGTTTAACTTCCATAACATTTTTTAAAAAATTGAAGTCTGTTTCATGTATTGGTTTTTCTCCGTAGTAATACCAATTATAGTCTTCTTCAAATTGTTTTGCTATATCCACTAATGTATAAGAATCGCTTGTATTCCCATAAGTAGAGGATAATGAAATATACCCATATTTTTTACCTGCCCAATCATTAAAGATTCTAGTGTCCAAGTTTTTTTCACTTTCAGAAAAATAAATTTCTGGAGGTGAGTCGGATCTTTCCTCCTCTGTAAATTGCCAAAAATTTAACATCTGTTCTAATAGAGGTATTTTACTATTATTTAGATCGTAGAGCCTATAATGATCGTGATATATCTCCCCATTTATTTCATCTATGAATGAATCTACATAGGGATTATTTGCGAAAATATCTAAAGTCACATTTGAACAATCGTATGTTCCATATCCCCAGGTGTTTAACATATTTCCAAATACTTTTTTAAGCATTTTTGGAGACGGTACATATACTTTACAGTCAGGATATTTTTTCTTTAGTAATTTTGGCATAGCTGAAATTATACACCAATCACCTATACCATGACAAGTTCTCATAACTACAAATTCCTTATCGCCCAAATATTCATCAGGAATATGATAGGGTGAATTTATATCGAATCCTAAATAATCAGTTTCTCCAATAGAATACAATCTATTATCGTACACTCTAAAAAATAATGCCACTTTATTTATTTTCTATTATTTGTTTATATGTTCTTTCTAACCAATAAGACGCGTTTCTTGGTCCTTGAGGTATCGCATTAAAATGATAAATCCACCCAGCATTTACAAAAAGAAGTTCATCAGGTATCCAAGATTGTCCTGGTATGTGGATAAGGTTTTTTCTAGATAAATCTTGTAGATTGTAACATTCTGGTAAGTATTTTGTTTCTACACCAAATTGTTGAGTTAAATAATTTATGATTGTTTGATCTGTGCCTGCTCTTATAATATTATTAAGTTTATTTATATTATCTATATTTGAAAGATAGTAGTTTTTAACAAAGTCATAAAAAGGTATATGAGATTTATTAGTAATTTGAAATCCTCCATTAAAGTATTTCCAAGGTTTAATCTTTGCTTGACCTGGAAAAATAGCGTCTCCCCAATTTTTTATACTTCGAGTAACCCACTCGTAACACCCGTTATTAATAACTACTGAAAATTTTCTTTCTGTCTCTTCAAAAAAGTTAGGACAATCAGGATGAATTATTGTATCAGCATCAACTATTAAAACTTGATCATAGTCTATTTGATTATGATTTAATATGTCATGAACCCAATATCTTTGAAAAGTAACTTTTAATGAATTTGGATCAGTTATAGGTTCTTTCCATTCTATTAATGTAGTATTATTTTTATCACACCAAATTTTCCAACTTTTAATAGAATAATGATAAGGTTCACTTCTACCATTACCTAAATTTATATTAGGTATAAATACAACATTTTTCATTTTATGAAATTTTGATGGCGATGAATTTCTTTTGGATGATCTATTTCAATTTTTACTATGTATCTTGCAGGATCATTTTCTGGTCTGTTTGGTCGAATTACTATATTCGGCTGATCTCTTCTTTTTGCTATTTCAAGAGCAGATAAAAAATTTCTATGATATTCGTCGTCTCTTTTTATTAGGGCAACTCTCATATCTTTATATTTACCTGGCTTCCACCAAGGATAATGAAAAATATATTCTGGAAATATTGGTAAAGGATATTTCTGACTCATGAAATTAAAAACTATTCTCTTATAGAAGTTCCAATCTCCAAATTTAATAGCTATTCTTCTATAATGTATTGTTTCTGCATTTAGTGCTGTGCCTTCTACATAGAATTGATTTTCCATAAAATCTAAATAAGGAGCTTGCAAACCTTCATTAGGTTTTAAATCTTCTATTCTTTTATTAAGATGCTCCATATAGTTCTCATGAAAAAAAACGTCTCCTTCTAATGGGAATATAATATCATGAGGATTAACTTGTATATCAAAATCAGAAAAATTACTAACAGAATCTACATAACACATGTTGCAATCCTTATTCACGTATTTCATTTCATTCCATATAATACGGGTATTAGGATATTTTTGCTGGGCATTTTTTACGGCTAATTGAACTTCTTCTGTGTCCCAAGCTAAATTTGTATTTTTATAACAATATTGAGACTTAAAATGATCTTCAGTACCGCCTTTATTTTCTGGTCCCATTGGAAACAAACCTTCATTATATATTATAATGTCAGGTTTTATGGTATTCATAAAATTTTCGATTTGTAATTCTGTTAAGTGGCCGTCTCCAAAACACGGCATTATAGCTATTCTTTTTGGCATGTTATTTTTTCTTTATGATTCCTATACCAGCCCAATCTGAATTAACATTAAACTCTGTTTTTTCTCCTTGTAACTCTGACCACAACTTTCCTACATACACGTTTCTATTTCTATGCCTTTCAGTGTCGTTTATATCGTGAAAAGCAATATATCCACCACTTTTTACTAAAGGAGAATACATTTGATAATCTTGTTTTACTCCTTCGTATGTATGGTCTCCATCTATGAATAAAAAATCTATGCTTCTGCCGTTTAAAACGCTTAATAATTTACCATATGTAGATTGATCATGAGAATCTCCTTCAATAAAAGAACATTGATTAGGATATTTTTCCAGAAACATTTTGTTTCTTTTTTCGGTTTCTAACCTATCTACTCCTCCGTGAATCCCTTCTACAAGGTCTACGCTTATTTTGTATCCTGGGCATACTTCACACCATATCATGAACGTGCCACCAAATTTAGTGCCTATTTCTACAGTAATTTCAGGCTTTAAATTTCTTACAAATTCAGCCAGCATTTTAATTTCCAGTCTTTCTTGAGGCATATATAGATTATAAGCCTGATCTAATACTGCGTCTAATTCTTTTATTTCATTATGCATAATATTTGTTATGGTCTAAAAATTTTATTGAAAAGAATACTTGATAGGTGAAATACATTTATATCTATATTTTCCAAAAGCTATAAATTCCCTTATCTAATTCATACTTATCCCAAATAAACCTCTCTCTTTTGGGTTGTTTTTTAGCCCATTCCCACATTTTAATTAATCCATCTTCTAAATTTGTTTTGTGTTCAAATCCAAGAATTTCTACGGATTTTTGATAAGTAGGAACTGCTGCATATACTTCATGTCTTGCTTCTTTGTAAACAGTTTTTCCATTTTTTATAATATCTAAGAGTACTTTATTGGCTTCATTTATAGTATAATCTTTAGTTCCTCCTAAATTTATGATTTCTTTTGAAGCTGTTTGTTTTACTGCTGAATTCCATAGGGGTTCTAAAATATCATCAATATAACTAAAAGCTCTTTTTTGTTCACCGTCTCCAAATATAGTCATTGGTTCATTATTTAAATGTTGATACATCCAGATACCTAAAACGTTTCTGTATTTATCCCATATATTTTGATTAATACCATACACATTATGAGGTCTTATGATACACCAATCTAATCCATGTTGCTCTCCTGCAATTTGAATATCCATTTCACATGCATATTTGGCTACTCCATACGGATCTATAGGCTTGGGGATTTGATCTTCGTGAAAAATTCCTCCATGACCTCTACCATAAACTGCCATAGTAGAAGTGAATATTAGCCTCTTAACTTCATTCTTTATGCATTGGTTGATTATTCTAGTGGTAGAGACTAGGTTGTTTTCATAATTATATTGTCTGATAAAAGGAGACAATCCCTCTGCAGCATAGGCAGCAAAGTGATATACATAATCAAATTTATGAATCTCAAAACAATTTTCTATAGGATGAGTGACTAAATTCATCTGCCAGAATTCAACTTTAGGATGTACGTTCTCTTTATAGCCTCCGCTAAGATCGTCTATTCCTACTATATGACATTCTGGATGATTATTTATTATCCAATCAGCTAATCTAGATCCTAGCAAACCAGCTACTCCTGTGATTAATATTTTCATTTTATTATGTTTTTATATAGTGTGTCTATGTTGTTTTTATTTCTAGCTCTACCTTCATTAGCTTTTCTTAATCGCTTTTCATTTACTACTAATCTTTCGATATTAGGAGATTCTTTTTTTGCCTCTTCTAATCTAGCTCTATCTGCTTCTCCTATATTTATATCATTTTGAATAAGTTCCTCTAGTTCTTCTATTATAGCTGATTCATTAAATGTTCTAAACTCTCCTACATAATCATACTGGCCGGATTGTATTGTTTCTTTGAATAATTCTGAAAGTTTATTTCTAATTTCAGATATGACTTGTTTTTGATGCTGAATTTTATCTTCTTGTTTATCTTTAGTAAAAAAATAAAGCTTAATATTCTCTGTTACAAGTCTATCAAAATAATTACTTAATGTGTCTATATTAGTTATTCTCATCTTTTTTTAATTAATTTAGAAATATCAAATTTAGATCCTGGAATGTATTGGCAATTTGAGTACTCGTCTCTTATTGTTTCGTGGTCCTTTTTATTTGTGAACGTATGATTTACTTTATCGTATAAACCAATTTCTTTTATGTACTTAACACACTGTTCATGGGGAGTCTCAATTTCTTTATTATCTAATGTAAGATATAACGTAGAAAATTTATCCATATATTCAGAATTTGAAAAAAACCAAGTGTCATGAAATCTTCCTGTTGATTTACAGCTACATATTTGGTTTGTACAAGATTCTGTATGACTTATGTGAAATAAATCTTTGTTGAATTGATTAAAAATCAGTGGTACTTTGAACATTCTATCAAATCTATGAAGCATAACATAATCGTAAATAAAATTATTTTCTACTTCATAAGATTTTTTAAGACTCATAGATTGATAAGTAGAATACCACCTACTTTTTATTGCATTTTTTCTGTTAGTATCTTGATTGAAGTTAATTTGCTTTTCTATGATATACTTCTTAGGTTGATAAGAATCTATTAATTCTTTTTCAAAATTTACACTCCAACTATGTATAAAAAAATCAACTTCAAATCCAAGAATTTGATTAGTTTCTACTATATTTTTCATTGTAAAATAGTGTCCTATTCTATAATCTACAGGTGTGTGACCTTTGCCAAAAGATCCATACTTTTCTTTAGAATCTCCTACTAATCCTACTAAACAAATGGCTATTTTCATATCTCTAAAGAGGAAATACCTAAATCTCTATCTAAATTAAAACATTCGCATGTTAACTTACCATCAGGTTTTTTATCGTTGATTAGAACTCTCGTACCTCCTCCTATTCCCATTATTAAAAGATCGTAGAATATACCAGCTTCAGAAAGTTGTTTCTCTGTTGCTGCCCTTAAACTTTCTTTCCTTCCTGTTGTTAATATTATTTTATATCCTTTTCTATCCCACTCTAAAAGTTTATCAATTGTTCCTTTTAAAACTTTTAATTTATAATCTAGCTTAGAAGATACGTCTGGTGGGGAATGTTCTACTAAAGTACCATCTATATCGCAAAAAATAGTCTTTGGTCTAATTTCCATACAACGACTTATTTATTTCGTTATTATACCAAATATTTTCTTTTTCGTAAATTTGATCTGGATTTGATACGCTTCCGCATATTTCATCAATTTTTAATTTTAAAACAGGATAACTCCTCTTTACTAATAGGCTAACTCCTACTCTTCTATCTTGATTTCCAAAAGGAAAATCCACTAAATCATAAGTTCCGTCATTTAAACTGGTTCTTAAATCTATCATAAATTCTCTACATCCATCTATTCTCATGGTATCATGAAAAGCAATAATACTATATTTTGACATTTTAGGATATAAAATATTAAAGTCGTTCTTTATTCCTTCATAAGAATGGCAGCCATCTATAAAAGCAAAATCTATAGTTTCTTCTAATTTATTAATATAGTCTCTAAATTCTTCAGTTTTTGTGTTTACTTTTATTAATGAAAAATTATTATGTCCTAAGCTACTTAAATACTTTTCACAGTTTTCTTTTGTGCCAAATGCATTAAATTGATTTGATAATCCGTGTACATCCCATAAATCGTATCCTTTAACAAATCCACCAGTTTCTTTTGCCGCTTGGCATAAATAATTTGTAGTTGTTGCTTGGGCTACACCAATTTCAACTATGTTTTTAAACCTATTAAAAATTATTATAGATTTAAACAAATCTCCTAAATCTTTAGAAAAAATTTGCCAACTCATATTTTATTGTTTTAATTGTTTTTTATGAATATAAATCATATAATTTATTGTATACATTCTTTTTTACGAGTGAATCTATATTAGGAATATTTGATTTAACGGAAGATATAAATTCAGGATTTGAGATTACATAATGCCCTGATATTTTAATCAACTCTAATTTATTTTCTTTAGGATCGAAATCTTTGTTAACCCACTTTACCCATTTTTTTGACTCATAACATATTTTCCAAAACTTGTTAAATAGAGCTGCATCCTTTATATTATCTAAATACGTTTGAGTCTCTATTAAACCAAACTCTGGTGCAATGTTGATTGCATCTAATCCTAAATTAAATTTCTCCTTAATTATTCTTGTAGATATATAATCTCCATTATGTTCTTTAGACAGAAGATTATGCTTTTTACAAACTGATACCATTTCTAATAATCTATCTGAATCATATTTTCCTGTTTGATTATTTCCTTTAAGAGATGTTCCAGATTGTATTACTAAATACTTTATTTTTTTATATATTTCAGGCTTTAATCTATTCTTTAATTCTTGAATTAATTCGTTTAATTCATCTGCTTCAAACTTTCTAATAGATTCTTCTGTTCCTACTTCAAACTCTATATTAGGATTTTTTGAATAACAGTATTTTATCATATTCACGGTTTCCATAGCTCCGCGATTTAACTTCTGATATTTTTTCCAAGGATCAATATGTATTATATCAACGCACTCGCAATCTTTATAAAGAGATTCGTAGCCATCATCTTCAATATAACCTTGAAGAGGACCTGCGTGATCTCTTTCTACAATTACGTTAAAGGTTTTTGTTTTTACGTAATTGCAGAATTCTGATGTTTTCCAATTGTTAACGTATCCACCAGAATACTCAACCTGTCTTCTAGATGGTATGAGAGCCATCGATAAATTATTGGAATTAGCGAATTCTATTATAGTATCTACAACATTTTTAGTCATAGGACCAATAAAAAATTTAGGCGATTTATTTTTCATTTATCTAAATAATTTCTATCAGGTCTAAATTGTTTTATTGGACACATTTCTAGGGATTCTATTTTTACATCCAATACGTTGATTTTAGATTTATTTAATTCATTTTCATACCACTCTTTTTCTTGTAATTCTATTGCATAAGGATTTTTAACAGATCCACAACATTGATTTATAGGAATATTTAAAACTGGAAATTGACGCTTGATCAAAAATGATATTCCCATCATCCTATTTTGATATCCTCCGCCCAGATCAAATATATCATAGGTTCCATCGTAAAACTTTGTTCTCAAATCATACATGAATTCTCTGCATCCATCTATTCTTTGTGTATCGTGAAATACTACTATACCTATTTTACTTAAAAGAGGGTAAATCGCTTGAAAATCATTAAGACACCCCTTATAAGAATGACACGCGTCTATAAAAGCTAAATCTATTTCTGGGGTTAGTTTTTTTAATTGCTCACTAAAATCTGAATCAAATGTATTTTTTTGAATAAGAGTAAAATTAGTATATCCATTACTTTTTAACATAGATTCTACATAATTCTTATCTCCTGTTTTTTGAAATTGATTATATAATCCGTGGGTATTCCAAAGATCTATACCATAAACATGACCATCATTATTTTTTGCAGCTTCACATAAAGCTATAGTAGTTTGACCTGCGTTTACGCCTATTTCTACTATTATTTTTGCTTTATTCAGAATAATGAATTCTGATATAAGTCCCGAATAATCATTGTATCTTTTCATTTTTTTACAGATTTATAAAGATTGTATTTTCCAAAATTAAACAAAAATTTATTAAGCGGATACTCGTGTAAAGGAGCCATATTTAACCATATAATAGAGGATAAAGTCTTTACTTTTTTTAGATCGTATCCTGAATTTATTAAAAATTCGTGAAATATATCTTGGCACTCTTTAAGTTTGCTATTAACTAATATGTAACAATTATCTTTTGAAGGTGAGAATAGATTCTTATTGACTATGTCGTGGTTTATTATTAAGTTATGATTCAATTTAGCTAAATCATAATACACATCTCCGGTTTCCAAGTCTCCTGCAAAATCTTGACGCCAGTCTATTAGTTTGAATGAATCCCTTGTTTCTATAATATTATCTAATATAAAATCTCCATGAAATCTAGATGGTACTCCATTGCACAGCCAATCAGTATCGATAGAGTTTATCATTTCAAAAACAGACGGAATTAATTCTCCGTTAACGTACTCTTGCTTATCTTCTTTTGATTCTAGGAATTGTTCTATTCTATTTTTTGTTTTTGTTATATAAAAATCATAACACTTTTCTTTAATAGATTTGTCTAATTGACTATTCCACAGATTATTTTTTGACCAAGATAGGAAAGAAATAAATTTATTAGCATTAACAGATTTAGAAAATAACTCTCCTTCAACTTTTATATACTTATAAAAATTTTCTGTGTGTGAAACTACTTTAGGCACCAACCCTAAAAGATTGTTTGCTCTTATTACTCTATTGTTATTAATTTTGCTATCATAAAAAAACTTTATAACAAAGTCATCAAAGAAGAAAATTGACTCGTCTTTTTTATCTAAAACTTCTATACTACTTTTGTAATGATTTCTAGTTCTATTAAGCTCTGATGAATTACCTATATCAAACCACTGTTCTTGACCTAAATGCTTATAGTCAAAGTTTACTTCTGAGAGCATTGAGTTTATTACATGAACATCAGATATATCTTCAAACTTAGAATTAATTAAGTTTTTTAATTTATTAAAGAATAAAGTATGATCGTTTATCCCACAAATGCCTACATAGGAGTAGTCATATCCCATCTCTCCCTTTTCATTAATTTTTATTAATTTCTTAGAATTTAAGTTTAGCGTTCTATATTGAGAAGAATCCTCTTTATAAGATCCTACTACATAATTTTTTTCTGGGCATGGAGATGTAAATCCCTCTATTATAGTATCAGAAGCGTGAAATATAAATGGGCAATTTATAACTTGTTCACATTTTGAAATAGAGTATCCTAAACTAGATCCTTCTCCTTTATATTTGTCAATTTCTACATATTCAAAATTTCCATTTGGATAAGCCAGTGATAGAAATTGTTTGACATGATTTCCAAAATGTCCTAAAGTAATAACGAATTTAGTATCTATAGGGTAAGACTCTATTATATAAGATATCGCTGGTTTATTTCCTACTCTAACCAACGATTTGTTTGTGTAGTCAGTTAAACTACCTAATCTTGTGCCTAAACCGCTAGTTGTTATAAGTACTTTATACTCTTCCATAATTATCTTGTATTCTTACTATGTCGTCTTCTCCAAAATAATTACCTAGTTGCACTTCTATGAATACTAAATCCTCTTCGCCTATATTTCTTATTTGGTGTTTTGCTTGTAATGGAATAGTTACAGTATCCCACTTACTTAATTTAATTATTTTATCATCTAGTTTTAATTCTGCCTCACCTTGAACTATAGTCCAAACTTCACTCCTTTTATAGTGGTATTGATAGCTAGGAGCTTGTCCTGGTTTTATAACTATTTTCTTTACTTTACAAAGTTCTGAATCTAGTAAATTTTCAAAATCTCCCCAAGGTCTATTTTCTTTGTAGTTCATATTATTATTTTATAAAATAGCTCTTCCTTTCATTTTCTCCCAATCTCTATTTTTTCTAACTTTATTATTAGTTTCTAAAGTAGCAACTAACACACTGTTGTGGCTCTTTACTTTCTTTGATAATTGTATAATAGCTTGTAAATCTTTAGGAAAACAATGTCCTCCAAAACCAAAATCTCCATCAGGGCCAGGAACAGACCAATGAGATTTTCCTAATCTTTCATCATATTTAGCATACTCTATTATTTTGTCATAATCTAATTTAAGTTTCTTACATAAATGATATATCTCATTTGCAAAAGAAACTTTAACAGATAAGAAAGTGTTAGCTACGTATTTAACCATTTCAGCATAAGAAGAATCTGTCTTTATAATATTTGCTGAGGGGAAGACCACCGAGAACACTTGTTTTAATACGCTAGTTGAATTTCTAGGTCCTCCTAATATTATTCTATCTTGATTATTATAATCGTCTACCGCATTTCTTTCCGTTAGAAATTCAGGATTAAAACATATAGAATTATTCTTATATTTTTTATTTAGTTTGTATGTAGTACCTGGGATGATAGTGGATTTAATGACTACTATTTTTCCTTTGACTTTATTATTTATCTTTTTTATTACATTTTCTACTATGCTTATATTACAACTTCCATCAGGATTCATTGGTGTTGGCAAACACACAAAAATGATTTTAGAAGATTTTATAACTTCATCTTCAGTAGAATTACATTTAGATGCGTCTAAATCAAAAGTTTTTACATCATAAAAGTTTTTAAACTTTTGATATACTGCATTACCTACAAATCCCTGTCCAATTATTCCTATCTTCATATAGCGTCGTAAAATTGATTTTGTGCCTCTTGTCTCTTTATATTTTTATAATGTAAAATACAGTACTCTTCATCAGTAGGTAGAAGTGCATATGAAGTATGACCATAAAGTACTTCATGCACTTTATTTATCCACTGTATCTTTGGAGAATTTTGTAGAATTCTGGTTTGATAATCAGGAAAGTTTACCCAACCTTTTTCATTTACTTGCCATCTCCACTTTTGAATATGTTCTGGGGTCAAACCCTCTACAGTATTAATTCTAGGTAAAAGAAATACTTGAGTCTCAGGGTTTTGTTGTAGTATTACATGGAGATTTTGTATAAACCAAGGATTAAAATACTCATCAGCATCGATCTGAAATATCCATTCACCAGTGCAATTTGCTTTAAGATTATTTTTAAAAGCACCGAAGTTTCCTCTTAAAGGGAATTGAACGTGTTTAATACTCTGAGAGAATTCATCATAGAGGACTTTATAAACCTCTGGTGTTGTATTGCCCATATCAGACTGCACAACTATCTCGTCCTCTTCTCTCTTGTTTTCTATTAGGAGTTTAAGAAGCTTACGAATCTCTTCGTGTTCATAACAGACTGGTATAGCATAGCTGATTCTCATAGCATCAGATATCAAATAGACCTATGTATTCACAAGCTGTAAAGTAGTCTTTGCCAAAGTTCTGAATTGTTTTAGAATCAGACTTGTAATTTTTACCTTTGAATCTTGGGTTATCCTGCTCCTCTTCTGTTAGTGGCACATTTTTAATACCTGCCCAATGCCAATTATCTTTTGAACTACCATTAGGAAATACAGTGCCTTTAGTTTCTAAGTTTACCACATTAGGATACCAAACTCTAGTTTGCTCATCAACATATTTAATGTCTTTGAATAGCTCAGGCATCTCTGATTCATATGCTTCAGCGTCATATTCTCCCTCTTTAAGCAGATCGTTTGTGATGAATCCACACGCCAAGCAATTGTAAGAGTTGTGTACCTCATTTATAGGTAGCACATAGCACGACTCGGGTGCTCCGCACTTAGGACAGGTTTGTAATGCGTCAGTCATTGAGTTGCTCTTTTGCTGTTCCTTTGGAATAGGGATAAGTGTAAACTTGAGGAGAGCAAGTACACGACTTGGATTCCTCTGTGACTTCCTTAAGTGTGTCAACTATTTTTTGCCACTGACTAGGTGTTGGATTTAGATGGTGACAGGCTTCTGAGAAACCTCTAAACCAGATTATAAATTCGTTTGATGTCATACTTTGTTCAGTTTAGGTAGTTCGATCTTCTTTAATTTAGGTAATTCTAGTTGTACTTGTTTAGGAATTACCTCAACATATTTTTGAAGTGACTCTTTCATCTTATCATAGTTAAAATTTGTTTTAGAATAATAAGATTGCTGTTTTGCTAATTCTTTATATTTTTTATAATTTTCATAAACCTCTTTTAAGTAGTGTCTAGCTTGTTGTACATTAGGACTAAACCACTGAGATTCTTGTAAAATTATATCTTTAGCAGAAGCTGATCTATGAACATTTTTAAGCTCGCCACTTAACAGGCATGTGTATTCTGATTTAAGAAAATCCATGTGTCCAGACCAACCTGATACTATAATAGGCTTTTTGACCATAGCAAATTCTAATATAGGGCGACCGAATCCTTCTCCCTTTGTGAGATTAAACATGGCCTTCACTTTAGAATGATTATAGAGATTATTTATATCGCTATCAGATAATTCTCCATGGACTAGATAAACATTAGGAAGGTTTTCTCCAACTTGATTTCTTATAGCATCTATTTTTCTTAGCATCTCTTCTCTATCCATTACACTGGCACCAGCACCAGAAGTTTTTAATATTAAAGCAGGTTTGTCTCTCTTATTTTGAAACGTTTCTAAGAATGTTTTTAACATCAAACCAGTGTTTTTTCTATCCTCTCCTATATCTCCTTGTAGCCAGTGGCCAACAAAAAGAAAACAAAAACTCTCTTCAATGCCATCTAGTGTTTTTACAAGATCAGTTTCTTCAAGATTATCATCTTCTATGTAAAAGTATTTGTTCAAATCTACTCCTTCAAAAAGCACCTCAACAGGTTTTTGTAGTTTTATTTGATCTACAGTTAATCCCTGTTGATTCTTTTTTTCAAAGATAGAATCTTGAAATACTTTTTTAGCATGATTAGATGATACTAAAGTAACGTCCATTCTATTTAATCCTTCTATCCAAGTGTGATGACACATAGTAGTTTCAACTCCTGCTGTTACTCCTATGTTGTATTTTCCTACCGGTTGAAATTCATTGGGAATCGTGACTTGAATCCAGACATCTGGTTGTTTTTCTATTCTACCACTTTTATTTAGGAATTGATTGACCCATCCCCACTCTTGTTGATTATCTTTTATGTATCCCCAAGGAGTAACGCCCCATCTTTGAGGTAGGATTTGAAAATCCCAGTCTTCTTTTTTAAGTTCGTATAGAGCTTTAAAAAAATCTCTTGATCTAGCACCATATCCTGAATGTGTGTCAATAGGACATGATATTATGCACAACTGTTTCATATTAATAAACTAAGGGGTGAACAATTTTCTTTTTAGGTAATTTATCTATTTTAATGAACTCGAAGTTCTTTTTAGGTTTAAACTGTGTAAGAGTATCTTCTATAGTTGATAAAACATTTTTACACATGTTCTTTGCACTCATCATAGATTCTTCAGATAGAACCCAATCTCTACCAGCCATTCCTCTTTCTTTTCGATCTTGAGGATCTAGTTCATAAATCTTTTGTATAGCTTTTGCAACATCTCTAAAATCACAACGATCATCAAAGATATAGGGGGTTGGAATGGAACCCACAATACTCATATTAGTAGGGAATACTGCTTCTGCCCACTTGCCGTGTTTTTTGAAAGTGCCAAAGTGGTTTGAACAGAATTTATCGTTGAAGTCAATCCATTTACCTGTTTCATCTTCAAATCGAAGTTGATCCTGCATTCCGCCAGTTACGTTAGCTATTATCATTCTCCCTGCCATCATAGACTCAGTTAGAGAAAGTCCCCAACCTTCATTTGAAGAAATTAAGCAGGTAACATCTGCAATATTGTAGAGAAGATTAACTCCTTCTGGTGATAACTTCTGTTGATGAAAGAAAACTTTTTGATATTCTGGATCGCATAGTAAATCACTAACTACTGATAATTCAGTACCATTATCATCTGCAATATCTGTGTGTAATAATAATGCACATTTTTTGGCTTTTTCTTTTCCTATAGAGTCACAAAATACTGAGTAAGCTGCAATAAGATCAGATGTACATTTTCTTCTAATATTTCTAGCATTATAGAAGATAACAAACTCAGGTTCAAAACTACCAAATATATCTTTCTTCTTTTTTTCTAATGACTCATTTTCACTTTTCATGAACTCAGTAATAGGAAAAAAATGTTTTTCATTTATACCATGAGGAACATACCTAAGAATTTTATCTTTAGCTGATTCTCCTAAAACCATTCGATTAATATTCAAAGTTTGTTTTGAAATAGCCATAAGAGCATCGCAAGATTCATAATATGACTTATTATACAAAGGAGCTGGTAAATCATCCCAAATATTGAGATAGATCATAGGTATGGTCTTTCTAATCTCATTCTCAATTTGAAAAAGCCAAATCCAATATCTAGGGTCAGTAAAAAATACTAAAGCATCTGGTTTTTCAATATCAATCATTTGCCTAACTGATTCTTGAGTACCATAACCGTTAGTAGGATAAATAAAAACAGACGCATCAGGGATGCCTGCTACTCTACCTGTATCTTGAGATATATCAAGATGTTTGCCCTGATCAGGATGGTTTATAGCCGCACCCATATTGACCCAATTAAATCTATGGGCTGTGCCTAATACTATCTCTCTGGCCATTGTCGATATACCAGAGGTCATACGGATGTCGTCTGAGAGCAGCAGAATCTTTTTCCTCTGCTCTTTTGGAATATAACCTTCTATCATAGACTTATTTTATAGCTTCAATTATGCTTGATCCTGTGTAGTAAGTGTTGTACTGTTCGTGAATAGACTGTCTAAATTTAGAGTCAGTAAGGTACATGTAAATAGACCTTTCAACTATATCTTGAAGACCCATTTTTGTTTTAACTGATGTTACTTTAAAATCTTCGTAGAGAACCTGAGGTATTTTGACTGAGGTGATAACTCTTTTTGTTTTGCCAACCATATGTTTTTATTAATAAATATGGCTATATCTATAAAATATATCTATAAATAAGAAAATATTTTTATTGCCTATCACACAAATCTGGCCTATCTTTGAATGGGCACCACTTGCAATTGTCTAGACTCTTCTTGTAAACCCTATCTGTATTATACTTGGCATCTGGGGTGAAACACTCCTTGATAAACTTAACCAGACTATCATGAGCATCTTGCACTTTACGCTTGCCATTGGCTGGCACAAACTCTTGGATCCTGTGAATAGGGAAGTCTGGATTGGTGAATACCTTACGCTTGACAATGAAAAACTTGACATCAATCTTCTCCTCAGGCACATTCATACCTTTTGAATAGAATCGCTTGTAGAGCAGGATCTGATTGATCTTGGTCTGGTCTTTCTTCTCTCTATCAGACCAACCTTTTGTGGAGGTCTTGATATCATAGATCGTGTACTTGTCAAGATCCTGATCATAGAGGATAAAGTCTACATAGCCTTGCAAGATCACATTAGGTATCTCATCAGTCACAGGCAAGAGAATAGGCACCTCGATGCCTACTAGATGCGTGCCCTTCTTAGAGAAGTAACGAGCTCTATTCTTCTTGAACCAATCTAGTGTAGTCTGTCCATCAGCTAAGAACTCTTTCATCTCCTCAGGAGTTGAGAAGTGCTCACCTTTAGATTCGTCTAGGGCTTGCTTGTAGTTGAATACTAATCGCTCTTGTAATAGTTTACCTAAATCTATATCGTCTGCTGCTTTGATAGAGTCCTCATACATGACCTTCAGATACTCTTGCAGAGTTTCATGTACGCTTGTACCATAGACAGTATAGATACTGTTAGTAAAGGTCTGGTGTTTCTTAACATAGTTAAGGTACCATTGATACTCGCAGTTAGTATAAATAGAATACTGTGAGTAGCTTACCGCTTTTTGGTAAGCGTAGTTAATATCTGCAACCCTTTTAGGCAAGACTATTCTTCTTTAGCGGCGTCTTTGTCCTTAGTCAACTCCTTAGGCCAGAACTCTTTATTGATGCCACCACATTTGGTGCACACAAAGGTTTGAATTGGAATAACGCCGTCTTGAGCATCACCTGTTAAGAACTTGCTTACCTTACGAAGCATGAGTGCTTCTTGAAAAGCCTGAGATCCACAGGTATCACAAGTGATCGGTGTGGTTTTATCTAAAGAGATCTTTAGCTGTACTTGTTGTTTTTGTTGATTATTCATCGTCTTCTTCGTTTGTTTTTCTCTTGTTGTCCCACTCATCTAAGATCCACTGTTTCCAGATGGTCTCTACTGAGATAGGACCATTCTTGTGTTTATCTAAATCCCATTTGAATATCTGGGTGCAGGCATTATCCTCTCTTCTCAGTTCGAATTTTGTCTCTCTAATAGTCTCTTTTGCCATATAACAAAGTTAAACAAAACAGGTCAAAATAAAAATTCTATCTTTGTAGTAACTATTTTGGCATGTGACTATTTAAAGCCGCTGTGTATTCTTCAATACTGGCTTCATAGTAACCTTTACTTTTTAATTCAACTGCGTACTGGTGGGGAGTTTTCCACTTGAATGAGTAGTTTTTTCTCCTAAGATAACTTAGTTGCGAAAGTGTGGCGTACTTTATTGTGGGATAGATTGCGAAGTTGCTATGTCCTTCTGCTTTAGCGCCATTTGAAACAGCGAACGAATCTACTTTATGATAGTGACGAGCGAAGACATTATTGTATCTAGTGAGTCCGTTCTTGTAATTACCGCTCTCATGTTTTGACTGAGCGATTAATAATTCCGCTGTGTAGGGATCCACGCCTTCGGATCTTAATGCCCCTCTAATCTCCTTCTCATAATCTACTGGCAGCGAAACTATCCGATTTTCCACTCCAGTCTTGCTCCCTAGATTGGTAAAAGAGAAAGAGAGCAAAATGGAAATGAAAACAGTGATAGTCATTTTCATCTTTTTGGTTTTAGGTTAAACATCCCTCTGGTTTCCCAGAGGACTGGGGTATAACTTTTCAGAACTTTTATTTTGACTTCAGTAAGAATAAATATCTAATAATATACGAATATACCCAAAATTGTATTTATAGATATAATATATCTTTATAGTGGGCCCTGTTGGGATCGAACCAACGACCCGCAGATTATGAGTCTGCTGCTCTGACCAACTGAGCTAAGGGCCCAAAAGCTGTAGAGGAAGGGTTCGAACCTCCATGTGGTCTTTAGGAACAGAACAAAGATTGGTGGTCAACCCCCGAGAGACGTTACTCTCTGCACTCTGCCTTTATCAGATAACCCACACCCCCGAGACAGGAGGGCACGTCTGCCAGTTTCGTCACTCTACAGTTTTATAATCATGACTAATCACCATTTTGAGATCGCCATAATAAAGCTTGTACGGTTTGCCTTTAGTATCAATCTTCTCTACTGACTCACCATCTATGAGAAAGTCTAACTCAGATTCTGTCAACACTACTGGCTGAGGTAGAGTGATCTTTTTCATAGTTTCTTCTTTTAAGAATGCTTTATATAATTTCATGATTAGTACAAGACAGCCTTTATTTTACTCTCTAGTTCTATTTCTTGCTGGAAAGCATCAGCTTCCCAAGGTCTTATTCCGTATTCTATTTCTTTAAGATCGTATTTAGCCCTGTTCCAGTAGACATACCAACCATCATACACTAACTGCTTCGAGTAGTATTGTCTAAGATGGATGAGTTCGTGTGCCACTATGTTAATGTGCTCTGACCTACTTGCATCTATAACATACATAACATATTGATGTCCGTCTCCGTATATCATACCTTTCAACTCCAAATCTTCTGGAAAGTTTGCTTTAGCCTCTTCAGATAATCGCTTAACAGTCACAGTCATATCACACATGCCTAGGCTGTCTAATCCCACGTAGACAATAGTGTCCATGTACGGATACTTCGTGTAGTTGATGACGATGTTGTTCTCGCTGAATTGTGCACGCTTAAAATAATGGTGCTTAGACTGATCGATGATTGCCCACACTACCAATCCAAGTAGTAGAATCATCCAAAACCAAAAATTCTTGCTTCTAATCATAACCCGTGTTTTTTGTTTGTTAAATATTTGTAGTCTCTACTGGACTCGAACCAATAATAACAGAATCAAAATCTGCTGTGTTGCCATTACACCAAGAGACTCTAAAGGGGGAGGCTGATCAGGCCTCCTAACAGTCTACTCACGCCAAGTCCATCCTATGGCCACTACTTGAACTCAAACCTTTTGACCGCCCCTCTTATATCTTCCCCTTCACTCGAAGGTGTGTGTTCTCGTCTATTGCCACAAAAGGCACCTTGACGTATTTATCTTGAGCGTCTACGAATACGCAAACCTTTGTGCCGTTGCTCTCTTTGCCTATAGCTACAAAACCGTAGCCTTCGCAAATGATACCTGCCATTTCACCGTTGTTTAATCTGTCAAACTCTGTATCAAGGTTAAAGTGCCAAGGCAACTCTGGATCGTACTTCATACAATACTGCTTGCTGAATTCTGCCATGATTATTTCTTTTTAGGAAATATAAACACAGACCAGATAATAGTAAAAATAAATAAGATTAGTGTAGCTGTTTTTATAAACTCATTACGAGATTCTAAACCAGGAATGAATACTAGCTGGCATAGTCCTACTGCTATCACAAATGACATCAAATACTTAATTGCTGTTTTCATTTAATCTCCTTTTAGTCCGTACTTTATCCACTTGTACCAAACTCTTTCGTGTAAGTAATATTGAATAGGTTTCCAGAGCAGTTCTACTGCACTGAATGCTGCACCTATCTTTACAGATCCTGTCACTAACCACATAGCTACAAAACCTATTCCTGTTGAAATGATTCTGTAGCTTATGGTTTTAGCTAGGTGTCTCTTTCTTTCTACCTTCATTGTCTATTTCTCCTTTTCTGATCTTTGTGCCACTGATCTCAGCTATCTCAGTTGGTGGCTCGTGATACACAACATCATATCCAACACCACGGCCATAATTCACAGACTCAATGTCTGGAATAATAGATAGCAAGATTTTACTAGAGTTCTCTTTAAAGAAAGGTTGGCTAGCAAGATTCTCAAAAATCTCTCTTGCAGTTTTAGGATTGTTCTCGTCTTGTTGCACATCTCTTATTGCAACCCAAACGTCTTTACCCTTATCAAGTTGTTGACGAATCAACCACTCGTGTCCTTTGTGCCAGTTTTGCCAGCGTCCGATAAATAGTGCGTACTTTCTCATTTGTTTAATCCTAGTTGTTGAATGACTTCCCAAGTAGAGTGTAGATCAGATTTTCCTGATGTATCAATGTCTATGAAATCTTCTGTTGGTGGTTGATAATCTTTCACATGGAAATCGTTTCTGCCTCTATCGTGATGTGTGTGAACATAAATCTCTTTTATGCTGTCTTTGCCGATCAACTGTTTGAATGTATCTCTCTGATCTTTGAAAGGAGAAACCAGCGATACAATAGCTATACCACCTTTGCTGTGAACGAAGTGTGCAATATTCTGAGCGATCTCGATGTTCTTTCTTCTACCTGCTTCAGAGTAGTCCTTGTTCTTAAATATCTCTCTGAGATCATCACCATCGATGAGAGTAGGATTGAAATCGCTAAGCTTCTTTGCTAGCAACTTTGCTATTGTTGTTTTACCTGCTGCAGGCTGTCCTGTGAACCAGTATATCATATTAATCTATTTTTTGCCACTTATGTTTATCATCTAATTTAAAACATCCTACAAATGTAGGTGAAGTTTTCCATTCAAGTGGAGATATTAAAGACAGAAAAAATTCTCCTTCCTCATCACAATAAAGATAGTAGGGATGATCTATTATCGGCTCAAAATTATATTTAGCTTTATAGAGCAACTCTGTCCACTTAAACTCAGCAACGAGCTGCTCGTATCTCTGCCTTATTTCATTATATTTAGCCTCAAAATAGTTGTTTGCTTTAGTAACTCCTGACTGCTTCCAACCTACTATGTCATCTGCTTTTATTACAGGCGCACCTAGATCAGAACCATAAGGGAGCTTACTTGCATACCAACCCTTTTGTTCATCCCAAACTATTATGTCCGGTTTTTTCATGCTTTAAAACGCCGCCGTTCCTCAACTATTTTACTTTTTAGTTGTTAATTTATTTTCTAATCTGTCGAGTCTAGAGTCCAGTTGGGAAAATACTTCCTTTTCCAGATCGTCTATCCTCCTGTGCAATGCGTTTTCTCCGCTGTTCATAGCTTGATAAACGTTTTGCTCTTTACTGTTTATTTGTCTTTCTAGTTCTTCTAAATATTTTGCTGTACTCAGCACCTTAACGAAAGCGTATGTAGCAACCGCCGCAACAGCGATGACCACCACAAATGCGATCCCTAAAACGAATGATAGTGTTTCCATAGTTTGTTTTCTCCTATATGTCAAAGAACGGCGACGTGAGCCCCGTGACGGATTCAAACCGCCGACCTACGCATTACAAGTGCGCCGCTCTATCTGCTGAGCTAACAGGGCTTTGGTGGAGGCGGAGGGATTTGCACCCTCGTCTGGTTTAACTAAACCGCTCAATCATTCACAAGCTTAGTTCGAAATTTTCACACCGCTTCGAACTGACGGTGGTGTAGGTTCGACTTGGCCTACACGCCATACTGGGCTCCGATTTGGTCGGGATCCACCACTCTGTTTTACGACCACAGAGAAAACCTGTTCCCCTTCTTTTTAAACCGTCCCACGAGAGGTGCGGGACTAGACTATGCAGCTAGTGCGTAGTCGTACTCACCTACGAATGCCATAGCATCGTCGAAGGTGAAGGTAGAGATTTGCTCTCCGTTTGTTTGTCGATAGGGGATTTACGAGTTTCCATCTAACTCGGCTTGCATGAAACGCCTTACGCTACCCATCAATTCTAGTCGCCCCCATATTGTTCTTCCAACTCAAGATCCATCAATTCCTCTTCAGTAGGATCAGTTAGTAGTAGGAACCTGTTTCGGTTAAAACATTTGTAAGGAGTCGGAGGGTCTACTTCGAAGAGGAGGTAGTGTCCTTTATCTGTGACATCAGCCACATGGTAGATCTCTCCCTCTTCTAGTATTCCCTCGTGTCCTTTTACGCACATTACGCGCATATGTAGATTACTTAATGGTATCTACTGGTACTGTACCTTCTACTCCAGGATTAACAGATTGCACCACAACGGTATCAACTGCAACTGCAGTAGAGTCTGCTGCCTCTTCTTTTGCTACTGGCGTACAGCTAGTTGCCAGGGCTAGGATAGCCACGATGAACAAATTTTTCATAGTTATTGTTTGTTTATAATATTAAATATAAGCTGATCGAGAACAGAATAAAAATAAATCTTTTTAGTGAGCTATTTTTTATTACTTTTTGTGAACATGATAAAAGCCTGACCTATGCGGTCTTCAAGATATGGGAGATTTGCTATCTCCTTTCTAATCTCTTCTAGTCTCTCCTCTTCAGACTTTTTAGGCTTCTTTGCTTTTGATGATGAGCTCACCTATTACTTCGATTTTACCTACTAATTTCTGGAAATTGCTTTGGGATATGTTCACATCCTCAGTGGCTTTTACAAGCCTGTCTAATAGCCTCTTGTACTCTCTCTTGCCCTGTTCTGGATCGAACTTGCCCTGCTTTGCTTTGTCATAGTAGGGAAGTTTGACAATGAAGTGATCGTAGGTCAGTGTTGCCACTCCACCTTTTTCTTTTGCATTCTTGGCAATCTTCTCTGCTCCAGCTCTACGCTTAGTTGAGAAGTCTTCAAATTCAGGTGAGTCCTCTTTTGCTTCTCTTAATAGATCTATTAGTTTCATTTTATTAAGTCAGTAACTTTTGGTTTCTTCAATCTGATCTTCCAGTATATACCGCCACCTACAAAAGGTGCAACTGCTCCTCCATGATTGGCAAGTCCTAGGCTAGCTTGGTATATCATATCCTTTTTAGTCTTCCATATAATACCACCTGCCACATTGTCGACAAAGTTTTCTTTGTTAAATCCTGAAGAGACGCCTATATAGACCTGGTTTACAGGCTTAGGATATATGGTTATAGTCTTGGTGATGATGGGTATTTTATAATCCCAGTTAATGCTTCTCTCGATGATTTGGTTTCGGGTTATAATGTCTGTTACCACGCCGTAGCCGAATGTGGCATTAGAATCAGGGTAGTTCAGTCTCAGCGTGTCTATCGTCTTGTATTTAGCAAAGTAGTCTTTAAGGATCTCTGTGGTATCAACAGGCAACTGCTTTTCTACTTCTACTTGCACTTCTACTTCTTCGATCTTAGTTCTCCATTTTGGCACATACTTAGGGACTTCTACCTTGACCTCTTTATAGACGGTGTCTATTTCGACTTTAACTCCTCCAGTGCCAGGATCTGATCCACACCCCCTAAATTGCAGTGCTATCACTATGCCTATAAGCACTATGATTAGAAGTGTTCTTAAATCCTTAATGTAGCTCATACCTTTATAAATATCTCTTTTTTCTCATATCTCTAATGAATAGGATCCAACCTATAGCAGGAAGAATAAAAAAGAGTGCTAACACAACCTGTTCTACCATTTATTTTATTTTGAGCAGTTCTTCTCTGATCTTTCGGATCTGTGTATCGTGGTACTGTAAAGTTCTTTTGATTTGATCGTCCTGGGTTTTAACTTGTATCTCAAGCAGACTGTCCTTCTTTCTTAAATATCTCTGCTCCTCTAGAATGAGTGAATCAAAGTACATGTCCTTCTTCACTACCTGAACCTCTTCGGTCCTAAGGTAATAATCGAACATGAAACCTACAAACACAAGCACGGCTATAGTGCCAACGGCAACCATTATTGCCTCTCTGATTTTCATTTCTCTCTAGTTAAATCTTTAATGCGTTGTTCCAAAGATTGATTTTTTGCCTCAAGATCCTTCAACATCTGATTAGTATCGTCGTCTCCGGTGATCTTCTTGATTGATCCAGCCATTGCTCCAAAGAGCACTGACACAAATGCGATTAGGAGTTCTCTGTTGCTTGCTGGCATTTCTGTGCTCATAAGCATAAAGAATATGCTAATGGCAATTGCCAACACAAGAAGAGAACCTAAAAAGTTAGTTACGTTTCTTGATCCCATGTTATACTATATCTTTACTTTCAATTAGTGTGTAGGTAAAAGCCTTTTGACCGGAGTTGCGAGCCAATTCCATAAAGGCTTCGAAGTGTGCTGCGGTTTTAAATACCTGACATCCTTCCGACCAATTCTCCACAAGAGTGCTATCCACACCAGCTTTGTGAATGTTGATTCCAAATACCCCCTCTTGAATCTTCGTTTCGTCATAAACTAAATCTTTATTTGCATCTCTAAATACTTTTACTGGTTTGAACTGCTTCAGTGCTTCGTACTTACCTTGGTGTAAACCCAGGGCATGCGAATCGATGTACTGACCTGGCACCATTCTTGCCACACCTGCAGCATTGTGATACTCTAACACGCCTTTACGACCTGGATCTGTGGTGGCCATCCACTCATAGAACTTCCACACACCTGCATCAAGTCTTGATACTGTGATGTGATCGTCAAATGCATTGGTCACTGTCTGACCGGTTGCAGAATTACGAACACCTACAATGTTCAACTGATTTTCGAACCACTTGTAACCTTTTGCCTTAACAGCTTTTTCAATTTTGTCTTTTGAGTACTTAAATGTTTGTGACATGGTTTTAGATTTAATTGTTAACGATTTAACAACCTTACTTCTTTACGAAGTACTTCCAGTGAAACCATGCGGCCCAAGTGAATAACAAACCCACTCCCACATTTAATATAACTTCAGTTGCATGCGGTGTAGAAAAAGTAAGTACATTTAACAGTGATCCTGCAGCTAACATAGAAAGAGCTATTCTCAAAAAGTATTGCTCCCAAGTTGGCATGCTCTCTATCACATGACTTCTTCTACCAAAAACTCCAATAATAAAGAAGGTGACAGATATCATCACCATGACGTTAGCTATGAGATTAATTGTTATCATGACTTACGTTTTTAAAAAGCTTGTTACTGACGACCTCAACACCTTTGAGGCCCATAAAACCAATTAGGAAAGCTATAGAGAGGACATAGTCTGAATCTCCTAACTTTAATATATCCACTACAATTGGAGTCAGGTAGTTGGCAGCTGCTACACCTGCTATGATAGAGGTGAATGTCGTTCTCAAATCGAAGGCTGATGCCTTGCCGATCATCAGAAGACTGCCGAAAAAACCTGCCACAGAAAGGCCTATGTGGATGCCTACACTCTCGAGGAATTCTTTCATTACTCAGCTCCTCCGTCTTTACCCTTTCTAGCATTGATAAACTTGTCAATTGACCCGATACCGAAAGCGCCAAGGGTAATAACCATGAATCCATCAAATATGAATTCGTTAATGAGTAACTCTTGGCCCATCCAACCTGTGATCAGGTCTACAAGCAGAGCTACTACCATACACACAAATGCGATAAAACCAACGAAAGATTTCTCGTTGATTTGATTATCGTCACTAAAAAGATCCTTAAAGAATTGCTTCATGGTTTAAAAGGGTTAAGTTTAAGCAAAACCCTTCTATAACCAGAAATAAATATCTAGTGAGATTATTTAAAGGTATTAAACGCGTTAATTAATTGCTCTCTTTGTGCTACACCAGTATGTCTCCACTGGACACCACCAGCCGCATCCAGAATGATCAAGGTTGGTATTGATTTAATATCATACCTCTGAGATAAAGCCGCGTCATAATCCACGTTAATGTAGTTTACATTGACACCCATTTCTTGAGATACCTGTTGAAGAATAGGCTTGAACATCTTACAGGGTCCACACCAGTCGGCTGAGAAATATAAAACTTGCATATCTTTTTATTTATAAATATTATAGCTTGATTAGTTTAGCACTTTTTTTAGTATGAAGTACATGTCTGGGCTGACCAGACTTAGTCAGGCCTATTGCATAAGCTTTAGCCTTGATCTTTGGCATCACGGCTTCTACCCTCTTCTTCTCACCAGCATTTCCCCAAATACAAAGAATCTTCTCGCACTTCATACTCATGAGTTTTATCCAGACGTCATTGTAAATGCTAACAGGGTTCTTCACCTTCTTTAGTTGCTTAGGATCTGGGGATATGTAGCTATAGAGATTGGTTATGAATAGGGAATCAAAACCTTCTCGCTCAGCTATCTGCATGAGAATAGTCACAGTCGCATTCTTGCCCTTTTTGAAAAGAGAAGGATTTAACCCTACCACACCCATAGGTTTGTTTATTCCAGACTTATGAAAAAGGCTTGCGTATTGGTGGTCGTCGTCACCTATTTTAATCTTTGTCAGCTCCATCTGTAAACATGTTATAGTGTCTTGGGTAGATATGTAAGTTAGTGATCATCCAATGCATTTCACCTACAGGATAGCCAGTCTCTTTTGAGATCAGTTCCATAAGCTTAGCAAATGTGTATTGATCGTTACAGAAGCCGTAGACAAGATCAATTGATCTAGCGAACACAGTGAGATCGAGATAGCCGTCTTTAATGTAGAAATTAAGCACATCATTGCAAGGCGTGTCGAACTGGTAACGATCTAATTCGTTAAGATCGTAATGCACAATAATAGCTCTACGAGTTTCTTTATTACGCTTGAGGTCTTTTATCACTCGGTCTAGTTGATCGTTGTAATTCCAGAAGTAGCCGTAGTTAGAATTGACCTCTCCTCTGGTATCAGGCACCATCATCAGCTTCCACATCTTAGCACGCTCTGCTATATCATTAGCATTGCGATCACCTTTGAGATACCACTCCCACTCGTAGTCAGCATACTCTTTATTGAACTTACGCTGAGGTGTAGTGATCACTTTCTCCTCTGGTAGTTCTATAGTGAAGCACTGGTTAAATAAGGCTTTAGTGCCTGCAAAGTCTTCACCAAACACTTTGATATCATTGTATAGCATCTCAAATGCATCTGTTGGTGTCTTAAATCTCATATTTCTCTACTGGTATAAATTGTTTCAAAAACTCTGGGCCGTCTAAGTTACGATATGTCTCTAAATATACAACTCTTTTTACACCTGCTTGCAAAATAAGTTTAGAGCAGTCTAAACAAGGCGAAAGAGTCAAATAGAGTGTTGAGCCATCAACTGATGTGCCTGTCTTTGCTGCTTTAAGCACAGCATTCACTTCAGCGTGTATGACTTCACTCTTTGTGACTAGTTTGTAATTGCCATGAGTGTTTCTGAATGGCCACTCAACTAGTATAGTATCTATATCAGACCAAGCACCAGCATCTTGAGGCAGATAACTTCTAGTCTCGCATGAGTTATCCATACCAGCAGGCGTGCCATTATAGCCAAATGATATGACATTACCCTCTTTAACTAGCACTG